AAATCTATCGATCAAGCGGTTTTGATGGGTGAAATCTATGGTATTGGCATAGGTGAAATCATTGTCAAGACAGAAAAAGAGTTTTACCCTGCTACTCAGCCAATTATGGGGATGCCCACACAAGCGGCAATCGGGGTAATGGAAAAAGACCGCATTTCTGTGCGGATCAACCCCATCAATCCCAAGAACTTCCTGTTTGACCCCAATGGAACAAGCGTAGAAGACTGTATGGGCGTGGCGATAGAGAAGTTTGTCTCTATCCACAAGATCGTCCAAGGCATTGAGGCTGGCGTTTACCGCAAAGTAGACATCAATACCGATCCTGAAGATGCAGATTTAGAGCCAACCCAAGAATCTACCCAATACAAGGATCAAAAAGTCCGTTTATTGACTTACTATGGACTTGTCCCAAGGGAATACCTAGAAAACACAGAGGAACAGAAGGAAATTGTTGAACTTTTCCCAGAAAACTCTGTGGCAGAGGAATACACAGACCTAGTAGAAGCGATTGTGGTCATTGCCAACGAGTCATTGCTTCTCAAGGCAGAACCAAATCCCTACATGATGAAGGATCGTCCTATCATCACATTCCAAGCCGATACTGTGCCAAACAGGATTGTGGGGCGTGGAACGGTAGAGAAAGCCTACAACATGCAAAAGGCAACGGATGCCCAAGTCCGTAGCCACTTAGACTCACTTGCGCTGACAACTAGCCCCATGATTGCGATGGATGCTACCCGTCTACCAAGAGGAGCAAAGTTTGAAGTCAAGCCTGGCAAAGCAATCCTCACCAACGGCACACCCGCAGACATTTTGATGCCTTTCAAGTTCGGCACTACCGATCAAGGCAACATTGCAACCGCTAACGCCTTCCAAACCATGCTCTTACAGGCTACTGGAACGCTAGATTCCCAAGGATTAGTCTCTGCCGTAGCCCGTGATGGTGGTCAAGGCGGTATGTCTATGGCAATTGCCTCAATTATCAAGAAGTACAAGCGCACTTTGGTGAACTTCCAAGAAGACTTCTTGATGCCTTTCATAAAGAAGGCGGCATTTCGCTATATGCAATTCGATCCAGAGCGTTACCCCTCTGTGGACATGAACTTTGTCCCAACGGCAAGCCTTGGAATCATTGCCCGTGAGTACGAACAACAGCAGTTTGTGGGACTTTTACAGACTTTAGGGCCTAACACGCCTGTGATGCCATTGATTCTGAAGGGAATTGTGGGCAATAGTTCGTTCACAAACCGCTATGAACTCATGGATGCGTTGGAGAAGATGACCCAACCTGATCCACAAGCGCAACAAATGCAACAAGCACAGCAACAATTGGCTCTGCAAGCGGCTCAGGCGCAGATTGCAGTCCAAACTACTCAGGCAGAGCAGAACAGGGCTGATGCTACGAAGACGATGATTGAGGCTCAGTTGTTACCACAAGAGGTTCAGGCAAAAGTAACCAACTCTATGACTCAAAACCTGCCTAATTCAGATGAAGCGGCAAGTCGTGAGTTTGACAAGAGGGTTAAGATTGCAGAACTGATGCTCAAAGAAGCAGACATCAAGAACAAATCCAAGATTGTTGAGATGCAGATGGCTGACAAACAAAACAAAGTGCAAGGAATGGAACAAGATTTCCTTGACCAACTGACAAAACAACTATCTTCAACCCAATCAAAGGGTGAATAATGGATATTGAAAGCCTAGCCAAGGAGTTAATCCTCAAAAACATGAGTCCTGAACAGCAATTGGCTGTTTTGGATGGGATTAAGGCTTCTGTCGCCCAAGCAAAAGAAGTTCAAAGGCAACGAATTGGCGAAAATGTTGGTTTAGTCGTAGATGCACTAAAACGCATAGAAGCAGACATTCGTTCTCGCTACGATGAAGTAGGAAATGCCATTGAAAAGCGTGTTGCCTCCATCAAAGATGGTAAGGATGGCAAAGACGGAAAGGACGGACGCAATGGCAGGGACGGGCGTGACGGAAAGCAAGGCGTTCAAGGAAATAATGGCAAAGATGGAAGAGATGGGCGTGATGGGGTGGACGGGATTGATGGTGTTAGTGTCACCTCTGCTCGTATCGATTTTGATGGTAGCCTTATCATTGGGTTGTCTAGTGGTGTTGAACTCAATGTTGGTGAAGTTGTTGCTCCTGACCTTGCGGAATCAATCAAAGTTATTACCAATGGCGGTGGCACTTCTCAGTCTGTACTTGATACTCTAGCCTCCCTACAAACCCAAATAGATAACCTAATTCCTAGCCAAACTGGGAACTCAGGCAAGTTCTTAACCACCAATGGAACGGCACTTTCATGGGCTTCTGTCGCTGGTGGACTCAGTTACCAAGGAACTTGGAACGCATCCACAAACACTCCTACCTTGGCGAGTAGCACAGGAACAAACGGTTACTACTACATCGTTGCAACGGCAGGAAGCACTAACTTAAACGGCATTACTGATTGGCAAGTTGGCGATTGGTTGCTGTTTAATGGTTCTACTTGGCAAAAGATTGACCAATCTGAGACATTGCAGACAATTACTTCAACAGATGGAAGCGTTACTGTAAGTACAGTTAACTCAAATGTTGACTTATCGGTTGCTGTGGCGGCATCTACAACCAATGTAATTTGCCAAGTACGTAATACTACTGGTGCAACGCTTACAAAGGGAACTGTTGTTTATATCTCAGGAGCAACAGGTCAGATTCCTACTGTTTCCAAGGCTTTGGCAACATCGGATACTTATTCTGCTCAAACTTTGGGCTTGATTAACGCTGATTTAGCCAATAACTCTAATGGCTATGTAACGATCATTGGTTTGATTACTGAGATTGACACTTCTGCTTATACAGATGGTCAACAACTGTATTTGAGTGGAACTACGGCAGGAACTCTGACAGGAACTAAGACCTATGCGCCTACGCACTTGGTTTATGTGGCTGTTGTTGAATATGCCCATGCTATTCACGGAAAGTTGTTTGTCAAAGTACAAAACGGCTATGAATTAGACGAAATCCATAATGTTTCTGCTCAATCTCCTAGCAATGGTCAGACAATTATTTATAACGCCTCTACTTCCTTGTGGGAAAAGGCTAATCTAACAGCAGGAACTGGCATTGGAGTTAGTAACGGGGCTGGTTCAATCACAGTATCTAACTCAGGCGTTACTTCTGCGGTAGCAGGAACTGGTATTTCAGTCTCAGGTGCTACGGGTGCTGTGACCATCACTAACTCTGCTCCAGATCAAACAGTTGTTTTGACTGGTGGCACAGGTATTACGACAAGTGGCACTTATCCTAACTTCACGATAACGAATAGTTCTCCTGATAGAACAGTCGCATTGACTGGTTCAGGTACAACTAGCGTTACAGGAACATATCCCAACTTTACAATCTCGTCTAGCGATGCTTATACGGGAACTGTTACTAGCATAACGGCTGGTACGGGGTTGACTGGTGGAACTATCACGACAAGCGGAACTATGGCATTGGCTACAACTGCTGTGACTGCGGGTAGTTACACGGCTACCAACATTACTGTTGATGCGTATGGACGGATTACTTCAGCCGCCAACGGAACTGCTGGTGCATCTATCAGCAACGACACAACTACATCAAGCAACCTGTATCCATTGTTTGCGGCGGCTACTTCAGGTACGCCAACAACGATTTACACGGGCAACACAAAGTATTTGTATAAGCCAAGTACTGGTGAGTTAACTGCGCCAGTTCAAATTGCAAGCAATGGTTTACAAGTAAATAGCCAAACAGTTAGCGTGAGTTATACGATTGCAAGCGGTAATAGTGCAACAAGTACTGGCCCAATCACGTTGTCTAGCGGTGTTTCGGTAACTATCTCAAGTGGTAGTCGTTGGGTTGTTTTATGACTATAAAAAAACGAACAGAATCTGAATTAAATCGGATTAAGCAAGCATGGAATATGTCTGATGATGGTATTCTTATGTGGATTGATGGATTTAAAAAAGGTAAACCTGTTGGAATACAAACTTTAAAAAATGGACATCAAAATTGTTATTTGTCTGTTGAGGGTATTCTTAAAGGCTATTCTATTGGGCAAATAGCATGGTTTTTATATTATGGAATATGGCCTATGCAAGAAATTGACCATATTGATTGCAATCCAAAAAATCATAAAAAAGAAAATTTGCGATTGGCTACAAGAAGCGAGCAATGTAAAAATAGAATTGCTGGAAAAATGGGAAGAGTAAACAAAGGTGTTTACAAACGTAATTATGGCAATAAATGGTCTGCCCAAATTTGGACTAATGGAATTTGCAAAAACCTTGGGACATATGAATCAGAAGATGAAGCGATTGAAGTTCGTCAGTTGGCAACAGAAATGATGCATGGCGAGTATTCCAATACAAAATCTTATGAAATAAGGGAATAAAGATGGCATACGGCTCAGTTTTAACGGATGTAGTGCAGTCAAGCGTGACTGGCTCGCCGCCTCAGTTTAATGATGGTACTGGTACGCAAGTAGGTACGCTTTGTCGTGCTTGGGTTAACTTTAATGGTGTATCAGGTTCTGTTGCCATAAGAGCCTCTTTTAATGTATCAAGCATTACATATAACGGCACAGGTGACTACACAGTTAATTTTACAAATGCAATGACAGATACAAATTATTCGGTTTCTGGGTCTGCTCGTTATAACGGAACTTCCGATTCTACGGCTGTGCGTTATTTGGGCATTAGTTCCGCATCTACACTTGCCTCAACTATGGCTACTACCTCAGTTAGGGTTGCTGTGGCTTATGTAAATGGTACTTTACAAGACCCTAATGTTGCTTGTGTGGTAATTCATCGTTAAGGACACATAATGACAGTTACCATAAACGCATCAACATCAACTGGTCTGGTTCAAACGGCAGACACTAGCGGGATTATTAAACTCCAATCAAATGGCAAAACGACTAATGCAGTAGCGTGGGTAAACTTTAATGGTGTATCAGGTTCTGTTGCAATTCGTTCCTCATACAACGTAAGTTCAATTACATATAATGGGGCTGGAGACTACACATTAAATTACACAACTGCGCTTGCCGATACAAATTATGCTCTTGGTGCTTGTGCAAAATTTCCAAGCGCATTAGGTGATTCTCCTACGGCTATAAGATATGTTGGCATATCTTCTGGTGGCGTTCTCTCTGCTGTAATGACAACATCTTTAACACGCATTGTTTCTGGTTATGTAAATGGAACTTTACAAGATGCAGATGTTGTTACTGTATTGGTATTCGGAAACTAAGGAATAACATGGCACAATTAATCATCTTCACAAACGAAAACGGTGGTGTAAGCGTATGCGTACCCACAGGCGAACTTGACATCCAAGCAGTCAAGGCTAAAGACACGCCAAGCCATTCCATCATCGTTCAAGATTCAGAACTGCCACAAGCAGATAACGACTTCTTTGACGCATGGGAACTGAGCAACGGCACAGTATTAGTTAATCTGACCAAAGCCAAAGCAATGACAAAGACAAGATTACGCAGAGAGCGTGAGCCATTGTTGGCGGCACAAGATGTGTTGTTTCAGAGAGCGCAAGAGACTAACGCAGATACAACGGCTATCGTGGCTGAAAAGACAAGATTACGCAACATTACCAACCTAGCCGATGCTTGCACAACAACTGCTGAACTGAGAGCATTGTCATGTCAATAGTTTTAGATGGCTCTAATCTGACCACTACTGGGGTTATTAACTCCGCTACTGCTGTTGCATCTACTAGCGGTACAAACATTGACTTTACAAGTTTGCCCTCTGGATTAAAGCGCATTACTATAATGTTTGGTGGGGTAAGCACTAACGGAACAAGTAATTTATTAGTTAGATTAACTGGGTCATCAGGTTTAGAAACAACAGGTTATGTGTCGGATGCGGCAACTGTATCGGCAAGTAGCGGGACTGCGGCTTCTACGGCTGGATTTCTTTTGTGCAATTCAATTGCCGCAACTGATTTATTAAGCGGAAATATTATTTTATGTTTGTTAAATCCGTCTACAAATTTATGGACTCAAAATGGAATGATAAATCGAAGTGGCGGTACTGGAGTGCTGATTTCTGCTGGATACAAAACAATAACTGGAACATTAACTCAAGTCCGCATTACCACAGTAAACGGCACAGATACCTTTGATGCTGGCTCAGTCAACATCTTGTACGAGTAAATATGACCCCAGAACTTCAAAAATACTATGAATCCCGCTTTGACATGATGTCAACGGACGGGTGGAAAGACTTAATGGACGATATTGACAACATGATCAATTCGTTGAACAATATTAGTACAATCCCTGATGAAAAAAGCCTACAATTCAAAAAAGGCGAACTTTCCATACTTGTTTGGCTAAAAACCTTGAGAGAGGTCAGTAAACGGGCTTATGAGGAATTAAATGAAACGAATGTATGAATTTGTCTGCGTATGCGGACAGCGCACGGAGAAACTGACTGGTTATGAGACAGCAGAAGTTCCGTGTGGAGGTTGTGGTGGGGTAGCCCTCAAAACAATCTCGGCTCCTGCGATTAAGTTGGAGGGATGGTCAGGGAGTTTCCCTGGCGCGGCAAACAAATTTGACCGCATCCATCGTGAAAAACTAAAAGCAGAGCAAAAAGCGAACTCATAAACTATTTGTCGAGTTCATGTGTAAGTCTCCTAGAACCCATTGGTGGCAGGAAAAGGAAACAGTATGTTGATTGACAAAGAAGACGAGATGCCTAACGAGTTAGAGGCAGAAGAAGCGAAGATTCAAGACCAAATTGAAGTAGATGATACTAAGATTCCTGAGAAATATAGGAATAAAAACTTAGAAGATATCATCAAAATGCACCAAGAGGCTGAAAAGTTGATTGGTAAGCAGGCTCAAG